ACCCCAATACTCGCTATCTTTACCCTTAAACTTGCTGGTATCCGCACCCGGCGCGTAGTGGTCTAGTGCTTTTTTGTATGAAATGGCCCCACTCTTGCAAGTAAGCGTCAACTTCCTCCCCCCAATCAAAGCATTACGCTCGCCGGCAAGCGCAACCATTTCCTTGAGCAAGTCGGCTTTGCGTTCTGCGATCCTATCGGCTTGGTCCGCTAGTTCGTCCCACTCACGCACCATCTTTGCCGCCTCCGGTGTATCAATCTCCACCCGACGCGGGGCAAGATGGTCTTCGGCGTTTTCGGCAACCTCCCAAAGATACTGCGCGTGTATCTGCTTTAGACGAGGCAAAATATCGTCAATATATGCTTGATCGCGCTGAATTATCTCGTGCTTTGTGCCATTCGGTGCCCATTGGTAGAAATGAGTATGGCTTGCGCCAGATGCCGCCATTTCCAAATGCACTTGGCACTCGTAGTGCGGCTGTTCCGCAAGCGATTTGAAAACGGGATTTGCGTCTTTACGCTTAGACCAGGGGGCCTTTGCCTCTAGGATGCCGCCATCAGATACCTTTCCGTCTGGCGACGCGCCGCTATAATCCTCAATAGGAATGAACGATAGCGGCTCAACCTTTAGACCGGTTTCCAATTCAAAATCAAAAATAACTCCCGCCTCAGCATAAACGCCATGATCCATGATGGCGCGGGCAAAGTCGTTCTCATCCTCGCGCGGCGCGCCAAGTGTATCGCGCACTAACCGGCGCATGGCATCCTCTTTGGACAGCCATGGGGATAGTCCTAGGAAGGCTGCTGCGGCGCTACCCGTGATGCGTCCCTTACGGGCTTCTAGCCATGCATCAGAGCGTTGGGCGGGGGCGTCACTCATGCTAGGCACGCAGATAGATCAATGCAGCCAAGCGGCAAAACCTCAACCGCATCACCATTGATCCTTGCCAATGCAAAAGATCGATCCGCATTGCGCGAAACATCCCAGCAACGCATGAACCATTGGCGTTCTGGATACCATTCGTTACCGCCGTAATCCAAACCCTTAAATATCACGTCTCGCGTTTCTGTTGCGCCGCGATGATTAAGGTATTCAAACTTTAGGCGCTGTCCTGGCAGGAATACATTCATCAAAAACACTCCCTCAAAAATGCACGATAATCCGCCGCAGCCGATAGCGTCCAAGTAAGCGTGCCATCCGCTTTTTTATACAGCACGGCCACGTCATGCTTATCATCGGATCGCCATCGCGCCACTTCATACTGGTTGGTGGTGTGTAACGGCGTCCCGCCATTGCGGATGATCCATGCGCCGAAATCAGCGGTACGGATAAATCCAGCATTGCGTGGCAAGTCGCGGTAAACGCTATGCTGGATGCGGTCGCGCGCGTTGCGTTGGGATTGCTTGCTCATTTCTCATCATCCAGTATATACGAAAGCATCCTTAGAAACTCTGACACTGTCATGTTGTTGTATTTGTATAGTGCATCGTCTGGATCGTGCCACTCATAAGCCAATTGTTTAAGAATGCGCTCCTCTAAAGAGGAAAGCAGCTTTGCTGCATCCGTCATCACACTTACTCCATAAAATCCCCGCCATCGCACGGCGGGGAGGGTTGTTACATCAAGTCAATATTAAAATGGCACATCGTCATCAAGGTCATCCGCAAATCCGCCGCCGCGTGAAGCGCCATTGCCGCTACTCGAACTAGACGCAGGCTTGGCCTTGGCCTCGGTAATTTCTACCTCACCGCCGTCCTTGGGCTGCACCGCATTGACGTGGTTGCCAGTCTTGCCGTTCATGTCCCAAACGCCAAGCTTCAACAGCATACCCTTGCCGCAAAGCGAACCCATCAGGTCAACGTCAGACGGGCGCCCACCCTTCTTTGCAAGCTTTCCGCCAGCATTCTTGTCGATCGCGGCCAGCATACGCAAAGCTTTGTCACGCTTCTTTGCCGGGTCTTTGGCGCGGGCGTCTGCGTCGGTGACATACAACTTTTGGAACACTCGCCGGTTTTCGTATTCCTTTGGCTTTGCAATCTGCCACTGGATCGAAATATATTCCGTGCCTTCGTATTCCTGCCACTTGGCCTCAGTCGCCATGGCAAGCACCTTGGAGCCATCAGGGATCGGCTCAATGTTGCCGCCACCTCCGTCGAACTCACCGCTTGCACCGGACTGCGAAAGGTCTTCGTCTTCGCTCGATTTCCAAAAATCAGTCATTGTTGTCGTTTCCTTCTTCTTCGTTAACTTCTGCTACCGTTTCGGGTCTTGCCTTTGCGGGCCGCTTGATTTTAGGAATGTAATCCGCAAGCGGGTTTTCGCCTTGGATATATTCGATATCCTCGGTAATCCCATAACGATTTTTCGCAAGGCTAGAAGGCGTCATATGCGCCGTCAGAATGCGATCTCCCGTGGTCTTAGCTTTCTTTTTGCCATCCTCGCCCAGCAAAATCGTATGCTGTCGCACAAATCCAACAAGGTCAACGCTATCTACGAACGGTGCAAGCGACTTTTTGTGGAGTCGCAAACTCCACACGCCGTACTGTTCTCCGTCTGGCGGATCAATCGTGGTGATATCAGCGTGAGCCAAAAACACGATATTCATTCCTCGGCGCGATCGGATGGCTTCGCACGCGCGACGGACGCGAGCATGTTGTGCTGCCAAGGCATCAAAGCCAGCGCCATATCCGCCCAAGCTCTGGGCAATGCCCTTTGCCTTTGGATCGCTTGCAAGAATGTCGGCAGAAAAAACTGCGTCCAATCCGGTAACGCTGTCAATCAAAAGAGATTGAAATGAGTGTTCTTCATTGAGCAACGCCATTAGTTGGTCCCAAAGCTGCTTAGGCTTTTCCACAATATCAAGGCTTTTAGGCTTTGGCCCCTTAAAATCGCGTGGCACTCGCTCACCGGTAGTGCGGATCATAAATGGGTCAGGAAAGGCGGCAGCAAGGCTTGTCTTTCCGCTTCCTGGCGTTCCTGCAATCGTGCCGATAAAAGGTTCTTCTTGCTGCTCCGTAGCAGCGTCTAACATGGTCATAATTTGCGTTCCTTTCTTTCTGCGGGTTGACGTGTGCCACGCTTTTGACGTACATGCAAGGGCATATTTCACAAAAAGGCGTGCGCGATGCTGGCACTAAGCGACATAAAGCAAAAATTGCAAGATAGGAGGCTTGACAAGGTTTCGGAGGCAACGGGTCTGCACCGCAACACTATTGCCAATGTGAGAGACGGTAAAACCGATAATCCCGATTATCGCGTGGTGGAAAAACTAAGCAATTATTTAGCGGATTGATTATGGAAATAATTGGCAGAGAAGCCGCTAAAGCAGCAGGTATGAAAAAGTATTTTACTGGTAAGCCTTGCCCCCATGGGCATGTTGCTTTTCGCTGGGTTGCGGGATTCAATTGTTCGGTTTGCCTTGATATAAGCAAGAAAGCGTACCGTGCTGATCCGGAATTTCATGCGCGAGAATTGGCTTATAAGGCTGAATATCGTAATGCTAATCGCGACAAGGCAAATGAGTATGCGGCATGGTATTGGCGTAATCACCCTAATGCCAAAATTGTGGATGCAGAGCAAAAAGAAAAACACAAAGAAAGTCGGAACGAATATAACAGAAAATATGCCGCCGATAGGCCGGAATATAGTCGCCAACGTAATGCAGAATGGCGTGCTAAAAATCCTGATGCAGTAAGGGCATATATTTCTTCACGTCGTGCACGGGAGATGGATGCAGAGGGTTGCCATACAGCAAAAGACATTAGGCTAATTTTTTTCGAACAAAATGGACAATGTTGCGGATGCCTAGGCGTTCTACAAAAGGGATATCACGTTGATCACGTGATGCCATTAATTTTGGGCGGCTCTAATTGGCCCGACAATCTCCAATTGCTCTGTCCTTCATGCAATAGCCGTAAAAACGCGATGCACCCGTTGGACTGGTTTGCACAAATCAATAAGGCTTATCTCGCATGATGTACCGTGAATTTTGGGAAGCAGGATACCGCGTATTTCCTCTGTTTGGCGCTGCTAAGAATGGTACCTGTGAGTGCGGCGATCCTGAATGCGATCCCAAGGCTCCTTATAAACATCCACGTATCG